GAACGACTAATAGTCGTATTGTTGATGACGTGTTCAACGATTTCATTTTTTTTCATTGCTGTATTTTTATTAAAATGGTAAATCACTTCCGTTAGGTCTACAATCCTCTATTTTGTACTGAGTATCTTCAACTGATTTTATTGTACATAAAACGTATGCTTTCTTCTTAAGAAGAGTGGCAAGTCTTTTCGCTTCATTTTCGGCGCTTTCCAAATTCTCATGTTTGTAGGTAGGCGTGGCGCATCCTTCTACAAATACCATATAAAATTTATCCATAGCATTTATTTATTCTGTGGGTTAGTACTTCTTCCCGTACATATCTTCACGGAGTTCGTTATACTTCATTTTGTGTTCTATGTGCCAGAGCAAATCAATATCAAGTATATCCGACAATACGAATACTTGTGTAATCGCATAATTAACCAGCTCTTCCAATGTGTATTTATAATTTGTAATATCTTTTACAATGGAATGAATATTCTCCGTAAAGGTTTTCTTCTTGGATACCACATTGACAAGTGCAAACCTGTTAAGATTCAGATTTCGCAATCCAGCCAAATCCAGTAAGCGGATTACAGTATCAGCTAACTTATCTCCTACTGTATCTTTGATATGTTTTTCAAAGGCATTTCTATAACGTACGTTCTCTTCTACTAATGCAGAGTAAAGATTAAAATCACGTTCAAACATTATTTTTCCTTTGAAGTATTTTCTTTTTCTATCGGCTTCCACAGCTTTCATGAGTTCGGATATTACAAGGCAAAGACAGTGCTCGTTACTCAATTCTTGATCGTGGAGGCCATGTTCACAAGCGGTTTTATATGCTTTGTCTCTTAACTTGTTTAAATCTATTTTCTTCATATTCTATTCAACTATGAACATTGTAAATAAATTGTAGTTCCATCAGTACTGATGCAGTTTACTTCAAATTGAGTCCAAGAGTTTTCCCAACATTTTGTTCCAGGTGGAACTTGTATAGTGACATTGACGTCTTCATCTCTGTCGCATTGGTCTAATGCTTCTTCAAACTTTTCTAAAAAATCATCTAAGCTCATTTCAGTGTTATTTATTTGTTACGATTAGAATTATAGCTGCAATGGCAAAAGTCATTCCTAAGATGGCATAGGTACATGACTTAAATGAATTGGATTCTAAGGTACAATGAAAGTTAATAGCAAAGAGGATGACATTTAAAATCACAAATATTACATCGAAGCAGGTTTTCATATTACTTTATTTATTGGTTACTACTAATTTTTTATTCAGTTTTTTTATTAGTTGTCTTATTACCCATGCGCGACATACATTACGTTGTCCGGGATGATTGTCATACATTATTGCAGCATCATCAAGATATTTGATAATTTTCTGCATATCTGTTTTGCATACTTCCATTATCCCGATGCTGTTAAGAATGATTTGACCAATTCATTGAAATACATTTCATCGGTCGGAATATCATCGTCAGAGTTCATAATCTCGGATGCGATGGATTTCTTACGGTGAATAAGAGAGTATATCGTATGGTCGATTGTACCACGACCAAGCAGATAATAACAGGTTACATTGTCCTTTTGCCCTATACGGTGTGCACGGTCTTCACATTGACAGCAATCTGCATATGTCCATGCAAGTTCAATGAAGGCTACATTTGAGGAAGCTGTGAGTGTGAGACCAACGCCGGCTGCTTTAATGGAACAGATGATGAGCTGCACATTTGGGTTGTTTTGGAAAGCATCCACAGAAGCCTGTTTGTTTATTGCGCTATCGCGCCCTGTAACCGTGACGGCTTTCGGAAATACCCTTTGTAGTTCATCCACAATCTCATGAAGCGAGCAGAACACAATCAGTTTTTTGCCACTGTCAAGGAATGTCTTGATAAAGTCAACAGCTTGTGCTATTTTCCCTTTGGTGGCTAAGGAACGAAGTGTCATGAACTTCACAAGTGCTTCCATACGCATCTTGCGGCGTATTTCCCAATCTGTACATTCTGTATATTCTTGCAGGTATGTAGCGAGATCGGATGCTGCAAGATTGTATTCGGCACTGTTGGATATATCGACATACAAGTCTACTCGTGTTTTGTCAGGTAGCTGGGGGAGTACCTTTGCTTTTTCACGGCGTATCATGCAAGTATCATAGAGTTGCCGAGATAGTTCGGAAAGCGGTACAGCCGGTTCCGCATCCTTGTCTTTCGGATCAGTGCAATAGTCGGCTATGAATTTTCCGCGACCGCCAAAGTCGTTTAATCTGTTCATGATAGAAAGCTGTGCTATCAAATCTTCTGGACGGTTTACAACAGGAGTACCCGACAGGAGTATTATCCATTCCTTGCCAACAGACAAACCTTTGGTAAAGATTGTTTGCTGTGCAGACGGGTCTTTCACACGATGGCTTTCGTCGATGATGATTGATTTGAACATCTGTATTTGAGGACAGAATACAACATCTTTGAGACGGAACTGCTTACTTTCCGCTTTGATGTCCCAAACAAAATATTTGCGCAAACTTTCGTAATTTACCACTGCTACCTGATGCACTCCCATAGATAACAAGTAATTCCATGTCGTACGTACAGCATTGTCAAGAACGACCGCAGATTTATCCGTGAATTTCTCGAACTCGCGTTGCCAGTTGATTTTGAGCGAGGACGGGCAGATAACAAGACAAGGATATGCATTGGCTGTATCAACAATGCCGATACTTTGCAATGTCTTTCCTAATCCCGGTTCGTCACCGATAATAAGACGGCGGTGTTTCAGTCCATAAACTATACCTTCACGTTGGTAGTCGTATGGTTCAACGCGCAGATGATGTTTGAGTCCGTTCATTGTATTTCCATCCATTAAGTTCATAAACACGTTTCTTTGCTTTCTCACGGTCGTAGAAGATTGGTTCGCTAAGTACCGGAGAGGCTGACTGAAAATTATCTGTTACCTCTGTATAGCGGTATATACGGAATCCTCGTCCGTGTGGAGAATAATGATATTGTCCTACCTGTGGTTTCATTTGAATTCTTCTATTTCTGTGATTAAATCATCTTTGTCAATGCCTTTGATATACTTATTGAGAACAAGGTCAATGCATTGGTTATAGAACCTCTCAAATTCGTGTTGTTCCATGGCGGCAAACGATATACTGAGATACTCTATTTCATGTTCACCATATTCGTTGAGAGTGTTAGTGAAGTAGCCAAGGTCACGTTTGAATCTGCGAAGCATATCCTGTTCATTATGTATATGCCATTTTTCGACTAATGGTAGGGGCAAATTGTCGAAAGTAAGGCGTACCAAAGCGAAAAACTTCTTGTGGTGCTCATAATTGCGGGGATTGCTAACCTTACACTTGACTACATTACCAATCTTCAAGTGTTTCTTTAGTTCGAGGTCTGTATTATACAGAGGAACTAATCCATATTGAGTTACTTTGCAATATATATCCATTGTTAATTGTCTTGTGGAGTTAAACACCAGTACTGGAAAGCCAGTTCTTCATATTTCTCACGTCCACGGTTGTAGACCTTATCATCCCGATTGATGAACTTCTTGAATACTTTGCAGTTCTTTTTGCTGATAGCATAAATGAAATCACGGTTGGAACCAGCAATGTCCATATACCAAGCACGACTCCTGTCCCAATCGAAGAAGTCAATCGCTTCTTCAAACTGTTGTTGTGTTGAGGCAAATGTGGTTTTAAGATCACCGCCGAAAAGACCGAGCCACCAATCCCACTTACATCGTGTATCAAGCGAAAAGGGGAAACCACAATAAGTAAATTGTTGTTGTGTGTTTACCATGAAACGCTGTGTTTCGGCATATCCAAGCACTTTAAAAAGAAACTCATCACGGCGTGCTTCCATGCGAAGGGCCTTTAGCATTTCTTGTGCATGCCGGAACTCATCTTCGGTATATTGTTCATCATCTACTGTCAGGCGGTAATAGTCTACTCGTGCAGGTTCGGTAATAATTGCATCTACCAGTGAGCCGAAACGAAATGCAGCTTCCTTATCACCGAATTGCATCCGAGGATGGAGAATGTTTTTTAGTTCGGTGAGGTCAGAGTTACTAACCTCACTACGATTGTAATATGTATCGGGATTGTGACTCATGGTTACTTTGCTTTCACATCGTCAATATATCGTACACTCTCATTTTCAATATAGACACTATCCTTGTTAGCCAGTTTTTCACAGAACGTAATTTGTTTTTTGAATAACTTACTCAACTCTTCAACCGAAAGTGTACACCCTTCTTTACTCCACCACATTGAGAGTATTGGCATGATACCTTCAGGGTTAAGTAACTCTATCTTTTGAGTGACTTTTACTTTGGGCTGATAATTCTGCATAGAAGCCTGTTCAGAAAATAATCCGTTCATTTCAGCTTGTTGGCGTGCCATTTCCGCCTTTTGCTTTTCTTCCTCTTCTTTGCGTTTGCGTTCTGCCTCTCGCTCTTCGGCTTCCTTGCGTTTGCGTTCTTCCATTTCAGCTTTGACACGTGCAGCTTCGGCCGCATCAGCTTGTGCCATGCGTTCGAGGTTTGCTTTCTTTGAGGGCAGACGGTCAAGAATGAAATCCTTGTTGTCTTGGATTTCTGCAGTGTATTGTTCGGTAAATTGCTTACCCAGGCGTTCCTTTGTGCCAGTTTCAATTTGTCGAAGCTCGTCTACCGAAACATTGCCAGGTATACGGATAAGAGTATGGAGATTTTTTAACCAGTCAGCAGGAAGAGAAGCCGAAAAGTTCTTTACCTCACAGTACACTGTGTTATAGTTCTCGAGCGTAACACTGTTATCCTTTGTAGTGAGCCAATTGATGGATTGATTGAGATATGTTTGGAATTGTGCCTTAAAATCCCCTTCAATGTCTTGTCTCAATTTTACACGGGCTTGTTCCGCTTGTTGACGTTTGTACTCTTCCTGACGGCGTTTTTCTTCTTCGGCACGTTTCTTTGCTGCATATTGGTTACGGTATTGTTGGAGTTTATAGGGGATAGTATCAACTTTGGTGGGGTCAATAGCATTCTCTATTACCGTAAACTCTCGACGGATGTCATCAAAAAGTTTTGTGACAGGCGAACGTTTTTCGTTCATCTTCTTGACTGTTTTACGTGCTTTTTCGATGAAAAGAGCTGCCTCTTTATCAAGTTCGTCAGTCATTCCACCATTAGTTGTAATGGTATTGAGTATGGATTGCCCGGCACTGATACATCTTTCACATGACAGTTTATTGTCATTATATGATTGTGGGGCAGCAGACACTATGGTCTGTATATTTTCCTGCTTGATGATTGCTAATTCTGAAGACATATGTACAATGTATTAAGGTTAGAAAGTATCATCGTTATCTCCTTGACTTGCTGGGTCAATAGTTACCCCTGCCGACATGTCAGGTTGAGGCGCGAAATGCTGCTCTTCTTGCTTTTCCTGTGGTTCGGGTTGTGTGGTATCAATTCCACTGTAAGGATCGAAACTTCCTTGTGGGTTATCAATGATGTCGGATTCCATGACGGACCCTTTGCCGATATTGATTTTAGGATAAGTCTTGAAAGCGTGTTTGATGCATTTGGCAATGAGGAAGCCGGTATCAATCTGCCCATTGATATTGTAGAGTGCATTGCTTTTCACTACAGTTTCTCCGGTGCGGCGGTCTGTATAGGAATTTTGTTTCTCTGAATAACCTTGTAACCGTTTCCAGTCGGTTTCTGTCATAACAGAATAGTCAATTGATCCATCTGCACGTGTGATTTTGACAAAGCAAGCAACAATACGGTCGCTTTTGCGAGGAAATGCAGACATATAATTGACAATCTTCACTCCGTTCTTCTCTCCATATTCAAAACTATCTCCGTCATAGACGATAATTGGATTGTCGGCATGACGTATTTGTCCAACTTTTGCACGCAGTGCCAGCTCTCCATATCCGGAGATAGCGAGGCTGCATACTTTCTCCCAAACTTCTTTGCCGTTTGAATCAACTCCTACTTTGCAGTTACGGGTAAGAAGATAACACAGTGCTTGCGCACCAGGAGCCAATGTGATACCTTTGACAGCAAGGTCAATAAACGCATAGAAGATAGATGTTCCGGAGCATAAGCGCAACTCATCTTTGTCGCGTAACTGCTGGTTGAAGTAAATAGCTTCACGTTCATAGACGTTTTCTCCGCCTTCTTTCCAAATGGAATTATACACGCTGATAAACTGGCTACGTACACGTTCATTGCGTATTACGTCAATTGCTTTCGTTTGTTGCAATTCTTTGGCCAATGAAATAGCATTGCTCATAATTAATAATTTAAAAGGTTTATAATACAGTTTGCTTTTGTGATCCGAAGCAGATTCGAACTACTACTTTCTATTGATGTGCTTCCTACACTATCGGATCTGGTTGTCACTTGAAATAATCTTGTTTCTTCTGTTGAAGAGCGCGTAATTCTACTGTGCGATATTCAACTTTGCCCGGGCGCTTACAGGGATTTATCTTACCCTGTTTGCGCCATCTATCCACATTGCCGCGACCGAACATTGCGTATGCTTGTCGCTGACTAACCATTTCGGGATCGTTGCGTGTGTCAGCAAGCATTCGAACCACTGATGTAGCAACATCGTGGATGAATGTGTCATAAGTGACAGATTTATCTGTGAAATCAAGTGTGAACATAGAGTGTTACTTTCTTTGATTATTGTGACAATGCATCGTAATATTGTTTATTGGCCATATATTCATCGGCTATTTGGCGGTCGGTGCATCCATTACCGAGTTTCAGATATATAGCCTCGTATGCCTCTTGTGGCATAGCATAAACTATTTGTTCTGTACGATCAGTGCTACCTGCTATACCAAGTAAGCAGAAGAACATAATGAAGCCTGCTACAAAAACGATGATTTGTTTAGTGACTCTGTTGAAATTCATATGATATCATTTTAATCGGGTTACTGTTATGGTGCGTTTTTCGCGATCAGTCTCTGTTTGATACTTGCGGTCGAGAATTAACCCGAGGTCAGACGCCTGGGCACGCACACTCTTGGTTTTCGCTATGGGGAAAGTAATCTCTCCGCCTACTTTCAAATCCGTTAAAGCTGGACGAACTTTTACTTGATTTTCTGCCATTTTCTTTGAG